CCAAAATTTGTGCTGTAGATGCCGTTGGCATAGGTGCAACTAATAACGAGTTTCTAACACCAAATTTGATGATTTCTTTTCTTAGTGATTTCCAGTCCCATCTACCTGAAGTGTCCTTATCAGTTTTACCCCACATTTGATATTGTAAAATACCTTGAGATAAAGGTGATCCTTCAAATGTTTCATAAGCACCTTCTTTTTGTGCTATCTCCATTGAAGATGTTAGTGCAGCAAAATAAATTGTTTCAAAAATTTCCACTTGGATTTTATCCGCCAATTCACTTTCAAATGCAATACCTAACAAACAGAAAATATCTGCTAAACCTTGAATACCTAAACCTACTGGTCTGTGTCTAAAGTTAGAACGTTTAGTTTCTTCTGTCGGGTAATAATTTAAATCAATCACATTGTTTAAGTTCCTAACAATTTGCTTAGTAGTTTCATATAATAATTCATGATTGAACTCACCATTAATAATATATTTTGGTAAAGCGATTGACGCTAAATTACAAACCGCTTGTTCATCGGCAGATGAATATTCGATAATTTCAGTACATAAGTTAGATGACTTGATTGTACCTAAATTCTTTTGGTTTGATTTATAATTTGCAGGGTCTTTGTACAACATGTAAGGTGTACCTGTTTCCATTTGCGCTTCTAAAATCTTATCCATCAATTTTCTTGCCTTTACAACTTTACGCGCTCTACCTTCTTGTTCGTATTGTTCATATAATTTTGTAAAGTTCTTTTCTTCTGGTGTATCATATGTATCAGATAAACCTGGAGCTTCGTCTGGTGTGAATAGTGACCAATCACCATCTTCCTCAACTCGCTTCATGAATAAATCTGGAGTCCACATTGCTAAAAATAAATCTCTAGCACGCATCTCTTCTTTACCAGTATTTTTTCTTAATTCAATAAATTCAAAAACGTCTGAATGCCAAGGTTCTAAATAAATTGCAAATGAACCTTTACGTTTACCACCTTGATTAATCCAACGAGCAATTTCATTGTATGTCTTCATCATAGGGATTAAGCCATCAGATTCACCGCCTGTACCCTTTATATACGCACCCTTTGCTCTAACATTGTGAACGTGTAATCCAATACCACCGGCCCATTTAGATATGTGTGCAACGTCTTTAATTGTTGAAAACAACCCCTCGATACTGTCATCTTTATTCGCTAATAAGAAACATGATGACATTTGTGCCTTTGGTGTTCCGGCATTAAACAATGTTGGTGTTGCGTGTGTATATAAATGAGTAGACAAATCATCATAGATCCTTAAGCCCATTTCTAAATCACCATTACAAATACCCATAGCAACTCGCATATAAAGATACTGTGGTCTTTCAACTATTTTTTCGCCAATCTTTAATAGGTATGATCTTTCTAAAGTTTTAATCCCAAAAAAATCAAAATCTAAATCCCTTTCGATATCAATCGCTGAGTCAATTACTTCTTTGTTTTCCAAAACAAAATCATATAGATTTTTTGAAATCAATGATGATTCTTTTCCAGTTTTAGGTTCATTGAAAGAATATAATTGTTTAATACATTGTGAAAATTTATTTGGTGTTGATTTATGTAAATTTGAAACAGCAATTCTACCAGCTAATTTTGCGTAATCTGGATGAGTTGTTGTCATTGATGCGGCGGTTTCAGCCGCTAGTTTATCTAACTCTAATGTACTAATTCCATCATATATCCCTTGCGTTACTTTAAGAGTGATGTATGTTGGGTCAATATATTCCAAATTTAAGTCATGACAAAGGGCACTAATTCTTTTAGTAATTTTGTCATATCTCATTTCTTCTAATTCACCGTTTCTTTTTTTTACCTTCATTTTTTATTATTTTAAAAATCCATGTCAGAAAATGCGCTGTCAAGTTCTTCTTCAGCTTTATTATGTACTCCTGCTTTTTGGTACTCAGCAACTCTTTTTTCAAAGAAATTGGTTTTACCTTGAATAGCGATATTCTCCATGAAGTCAAATGGATTCGCTACGTTGTATACTTTAGAACAACCTAAAGCAACTAATAACCTGTCTGTGACAAATTCAAGATACTGAGACATTAAATCTGAGTTCATACCGATTAATCTAACAGGTAACGCCTCTAATATAAATTCCTTCTCAATTTCTAATGCGCTAACAATGATTTCTTTAAGTTTCTTTTCAGGTATTTTTTTCTCAATATGACTGTTGTATAAATGACAAGCAAAATCACAATGCATACCTTCGTCTCTAGAAATTAATTCATTGGAGAATGTTAATCCAGGCATTAGACCTCTCTTTTTTAACCAAAAGATAGAACAAAATGAACCCGAAAAAAAGATACCTTCAACAGCCGCAAACGCAACTAATCTTTCAACAAAAGATTCAGAATTAATCCATTTAATAGCCCAATCAGCTTTCTTTTTAATTGCTGGGATTGTATCTACTGCACGGAAAAGATGCATTTGTTCTTCTCTATCTTTAATGTATGTGTCAATCAATAATGAATATGTTTCACTATGGATATTTTCCATCATTATTTGAAATCCGTAGAAAAATTTTGCTTCAGTATATTGAACCTCATTTACGAAGTTCATTGCTAAATTCTCATTAACAATACCATCCGATGCCGCAAAAAATGCCAACACATTCTTAATAAAATGTTGTTCATCATTATTAAGTTTATGCTCCCAGTCAGTAATATCTTGACCTAAATCAATCTCTTCTGCTGTCCAAATACACGCTTCTTGTTGTTTGTACAATTTCCAAATATCCTCATGTTCTATTGGGAACAAAACAAATCGGTTTGGGTTTTCAACCAAAATTTTCTCTACCATAATTTATTGTTTTTTTAGTTAGTTACGCGAGTTTTTGTTTTCTCGTCTAATAGTTTTCTAATTCTTTGCTTGTTTTTTTCTTCTTTGTCTTGTTCAAAACCAAGCATAGTGCTTTGTGAATCAGTATCAATCGTTAAATACTCATTGTTAAAGTGGCAGTTATCAAATATAACACCATCTCTACCAACTCTAGATTTTAACAATGTAAGAGTTGCCAAATTTAATTCTTTTTGTTGTAATGTTTTACCAATAGATAAAACTACGTGACCAATTTGTGCTTTCTTAATAGAACCACCCATTTGGTCCGTTGTAACTACTTCGCTTTTAATTGATTCTCTATTACCTTGTGTTGCAGTCCAGATTGCAATATCAAACTCAGAAGTCATCGATTCCAATTGTCTCATAATAGCACCTTCACCTTTCCATTCTTCACCAAATGCACTTCTTTCTGGTGAAATACAATCAACATAGTCCAGTGTTAATAAATCTATTTTAAAACCATCGGCAATCATCTTTCTTAATTTAGATTTAATTTCACTAACGGTTACAGAATCACTAGGTAATTTTAATAACCTAATTTGACCTTTAGACCTTTCTTTGGCTTCATTAACTCTTTTTTCAACCTCTTCAGGAACTTCTGTTTGGTCGTCTGGCGCAATCCCAGACCAAATTGTAAAATGCTTTCTTTTAATATTATTGACGTTATCCTCAAAAAATATTTGAACAACATTAAAATCATTATTAAACGCTGCGTTCGCAAACTTGGTTAGTAACGTTGTTTTACCAGTACCTGTTGGTGCTAATACCACACCTAACTCACCTCTACCTAGACCACCCTTTAATAAGTTATCAACGCCCACAACACCTGTTGGTATAGCGGTTCTACAATCTTTTTGTAATGCCGACATGACATCGTCAAAAATATCTGTCATATCATGATCAATCACACCAACCTGTAGTGCTTTTTGAATAATATTTTCAATTCTTTTGTATGCTTCAAATTCACCGTCATTAGTTATCGCCTCAACTTCTTTTAATGCTTTCTTTAACACTTGTTGTTTACAGAAATTAAGGGCACTGCCTTGAATGTGCAATGCATCGTTAATTTCTATAGTTTGAATATCACTTAATGTGTCAATAATAACTTTAGAAGACGATGAACCTTCTTTTGTTTCAATTAAAATTTTATTTTTAATAGTTTCATAAGCTGGTATTGAATTTAAGGTTATATACAACTCTTTAATATGTTCCATAATCACTCTAAAATACACACCATCAAAGTAGTTGCTTTCGATAACTTCAACAATTGAATCACCGAATTTTTTATCTTCAATAATTGTTTTTAATAATGATTGTTGGAATCTAGGACCCAAATAACCAAAATTCATTTCTTTCGACATAATCTTTTTTTTTAAATTAAATTAAATAACTATATCTTACAGTTCATACTGTAGATATACCGTTTCTAGGTCTTCTCTTGACATTATGTCAGTTAAATCAGATAAAATTCTTCTCAAATTTGGTCTAATGTCAACCGAGTATCTCACTTTTGGATGGAACACACTCGCAAGGAAAATCCTTTCAATAAATACATCGTTACCTTGTTTCACTTGTAACAAAAAGTATTGTTCTTCGGTTTCTTTTGGGTCTTCCACGTATGTCGAATTCAGGATATAATTTTGATTTTCAACCAAATAATTGGAACTTTTTATTTTTAAATCCTCACTAATTTCTACACAAATATCTTGTATATAATAGTGCAGGTCCATAGACCGTCTACTAACTGGGTTATAGTCGTGGACATTAAAAAATCTTTGGCAGATGATGTTATTGTCCAACGTCAAAAGGAATTCAAATTTGTTTTGTTCTTGGATGTTCATGTTTTAAATTTTAAATTTTATTATTTTTTTATTTTTTTCTTTTCTGGTTAACCTCAGAAAGGGGTTTAGAAATTTTATCCAGGCGTCTTCTTGTTTGGGTAATACGGTGAACATCCCGTCATCCATCATCATTTTCATAGTATTTTTATATGATCGCCCTTCGGAATCCAATGTTTCATTTATTAAGTCAAGTATTTGCGTTTTCGCATCATCAGTTAATATTGGTTCCGTTAAATCAACTATTTTTTCATTTGTTTCGAAAAATTCTTCACCTAGTACCCCTAATTTGCTAACACCAGTAAGTAAATTCTGTAAGGTTTTGTTGTGTTTATCCACTTGCCATATTTCTTCTGCTTTAGTTCTAACCTCGTTAAGTGTTAAAATTTTTGTTTGCATTTCAGGAAATAACCCAATCATCCTTTTCAGTCCTAAGTTTCTAATACCAAATATGTTATCAGATGGGTCTCCGCACAGCATTTTTACAATTTTAACATTTTCAATTAAGATTGTTTCATGGTCGTATTCAATATTATCCCCTGGTTTATATATTTTGCCATGTGCTGGATTATATAAATCAGTATCAACTGAAACTAATTGTGCTAAATCCCTATCTGATGAATAGATGATTTTTTTCTCTTTGGGTGAATTTTGTGAATAATAGGCAATACAATCATCTGATTCGCAATTTTGATATTCGCCTTGGCGTACGTATAACTCTTCTAGATATTGTTTAATTCGAACTCTTTGATAACCGTATGAACTTTGTGCTTCATCCGTCCATCTGTTACTTCTTCTTGTGTCTTTGTATAAGTGGTAAATTTTTTTCCGAGTGGCGGCACTGTCGGCACCATCCCAAAAAACGCATATCTTGTCTAGGTGGTATGTCTCAAATGATTTTCTAAGAGTATTGAGAAAATGATAAATTCCTCCAATATGTTTTCCCTTATAGAAGTAATTTTTGACACCAAAAAAACCAATCGTAAGTAAATTGTCACCATCAACAAGCAGTACAGACATTTAAAATTTAAATTATAATGTTAAAAAACTATTCCTCTTCTGTGACAACTTTTAGTTTAGAAATTTCGTCAATACTAACTTCTAATCTTTCACTAATATAGTTACCATAATCTTTTTTGTATTCTTCAATACTTTTCTTCTCTTCTGGTTCTGACTTACCCGGCATAAAACCATGTGCTGTAACAATAATCTTACCATCCTCATATCCTAAACCATTTACGTGGTTTTTCATAATTGAGATTTTAGTTCTTACAGCCATTTTAACTTTTCTACCATCTTTAGTGATAGCAATCTTAGTTGTGCCGGCATTTTTTTCATTACCAAAACGGAAAACTAATGTTGAGTTTAACCAGATGGCTTCGCCACCTTTAGCTTTAATTTTAGGTTGACCAAATGGATTATCTGGTAACTCTACCCAAGGTTGGTTTACTATAATTAGTGTGTTTGTAAATTTCTTATCACTTCTTCTTGAACCTGAAATTCTTTGATTAATTCCTTGACCAATTTTATCTGATAATACTCTGGCGTTATGTTGTGCACCACCTTTACCATCAAAAGTCATCTTACATGGAACTGACCCTACCGAATCCCAAAGGAAACATAAATCGTAATCCAATTCACCTTTATCTTGTGCATCTAATAATTCACCAATATAATCAGTAATTTGTTCAATGTATTCAAAGTGATTGTTAAATAAGAAAAATCCATCAAATGTCTTATCTCCAGTTTCCTTGTCAATGCTTTCTTCAACTTCAAAACCCATAAGTTTTGCGTGTGGAAAATCCCATTTTTGTTCTGTAATGATAAACACTGGTAATATACCTTTCTTTTGTGCATCTACCGCCGTTTTTACCAATGCTGTTGTCTTACCAGTATCAGAATGCCCTAGAAGCATGTTTAAATGCCCCATAGCTGGTCCAGGTATACCTACTGCGTCTGAGAATGCGTCACCAAGATCAAAGAATCTATCTGGCTTAAATGACGCCTCTTTTGAGAATTTTTTCTTTATTGCTGAAAAATCGTTTTTCTTAATTGCCATAATATTTTTTTTTAAAAAGAGGGACCCTTGTCTCCCTTAGATTAAAATTTGACAAGGGCCCTCAACATCTTAATTAGAACGGTAAATCTTCGTCTACCTCATCAGTGTCTTGTGGATCAACTAATTTCTGTGTCTCAGTCGCTCCCAAGTCAACTTGTCCGTCGTCACCATAAACCCATTTCTTCTCTTCAGTGTTCCATTTTGGGGTATAACCCTTAGCAACACCTTCTAGATATTCTTCTGGCTTTTTAGAGTACGCGTCTGCCCATGTTAAATCATCCATTAACCATTCTGTTGCTTGTCCTTCGTTTGTACTGATTGGACTAGCATCATCTGGGAAAATTGATGAAATGGTTGTGTATTCTCCGCCACTTGGCTTCTTAGTTAATGTTAATGAAATAACTAAGTCACGACCATTTTTAGGGTCTGTAATATCGCCCTTATTGCGCATGATTGGCACAATTTTATCTAGAGGACCATCACCTTTTGAGTTGTGCTTAAATCTCCAGAATTTAACACCGTCTTGCTCATTATCTCTGTCGATAACTTTAACGATATAAAAACGTTTAGGATTGTAATTTTTAGCCAATTCTCTATCGGCTTCATTACCTGTGCTACGAAGTGCTTCGTTTACCTCGGTTAAAGGTGAACGCTTACCTTCATTTTTTCCTGGGTCATATAATTTAACCCACTTACCATCCACTTGGATTTCGTGGAACCATACCTCTTTAAATGGTGATGTACCATCCTTCATTGGGATGATTCTGATTCTTTTTTCTCCAGAAGACACACCTTTTGTTAAGATGGGTGCGAAATACTTTTTCAATCTCTCTTCTGAACTAACTCTTTGGGCTGCTCCCGCTGGTTGTTTGTTTTTCTCATACTGGTTGAGAATTGCATCTAATGCTGACATAATGTTACGTTTTAAATGAATAAATTTTGTTATGAGCTAATATAAATAAAAAAACCCGAATTAAAAAATCCAGGTTAATTATTTTAATAAAAATCGTTTTTTTAGCTAAATAGCGTGTTAGAACCTTAGGTAGGTTCCCCCCAATTAATTAAGTAGTTCGCAAAAGTACCCATAGAATCCGTTCTTTTAGTGACATTATACCCATAAGTGTTTTTTAACACATTTGCCATATTATCATCCATACTTCTTTCGTCAATAAAAGCATTGTACTGTCCTTGAGACGTTGCGCCGGTTATCACATTATTCACATATGATAATGAACTTCTTGTCGAATCTGTGTTTGTTGTTGCTAATGAACCTGATATCATTTTCTATATATTTTATTCTAATGTTAATTTGTAAGCTAATTTGTTTATTGTTGCCAACATTTCGTCTCTAATATTTAACAAATCACTATCTTTAGTTGGTTCTAATTCATTACTTAATGAAATTAAAAAACCTTTAATATTTTGTAAAAATTCAACAATTTTAACATCCGTTAAATTGTCAATTCTAATATTCTTGTCTTGCTCTTCCAAAACAAATCTACCTTGTTTACCCATAGCCGTTTCAACATACGTGTCGATAAAACCTTCTAATGTTGAGTATGTTTTACCAAATGCGATATGTCTTGCATATCCTTTAGTTTGCCAATGTAATATTCTTAATTGGACCTGTATTTCTAAAAATTTTTGAACACTAGTATTGAGTATCATCTTGTAATGGGTTGAATGTTTTTGCTATTTCATCCTTAGAGTAATTTTCAATGTCATTTTTAGTTAAAACGTATTCGTTTTTACCTGATGCTTGCATTTCAGCTTGCTTCATTGAGAAAAAATCATTAGGTTTTTGGTTAAAAGGATATGAGTCCAATGAACGCATTTCCAATTTCTCTTGTGGAGTTGTTGGTTTCATTGATTCAATTTTAGAACCTAATTCGTCTATTTTTAATAAAACCTGATCCATCTGCGCTAATTTTGTTTCCAAATCAGCTAACTTACTGAACGCGTCATCCATTTTTTGTAAAACGGCGGTATTTTCACCTTTTGACGATTCTAAGTCATTTTTTATATTTTTTGTCATGTTAACCAATTCGGTAACATCGACTTCTTCAGTATCACCGCCTGCTGCTGGAGCATCTAACGCCGGATTTTCTGGAAGTGCCCCTAAATCCGCTGCTGGAGCGTCTTCTGGTGCTGGAGTTAGTGACGCCGCAGGATCGGCTGGTGGTGGAGGCGCTGGTAATTCCTGTTCATTCAAATTTGAAGCATTTCTATTAATACTTTTAAATCTGTTTAATTCTTCAAGGAGTTTTTTTTCTAGCATGATTTTAATCTTGTAATAATTGTCTACCGTCTTCGGTAATATATTTTTTATTTATTCTTTCAACAATACCGTCTTTTGACTTAATTGTATAACACTCCCCGGTTTGTAAGTCACAAACCTCTTGTTCTTTTCCATCCTCAGATTGGGTTTTAACCATTTTTGGATTTAAGAACTGATCTATTGAACTGTTTCTATTATTTTCCATAACTTTATTTTATAAATATCTAAAAAATCTTAATTTTCACTATTCGGGCTTAAAATAAATAACGTAACCGTCTTGCACTTTTAACTTCCTCATTAATTGGGGTGACATTGCTATACCATAAGTTGTATCTGGTAAACCATTATGTACCGCGCCAGAAAACAGACCAGTTGTAAAGTTTATTGAAGGTAGAACTTTTAATGGATTTGGAACACCTGTATCAGTGGTATTCTTAGCCAAAAATGGGTTATAGAATATCATATTGATATTTGATATCTCAGATGCTGACTTGTTTGAAAAATCGAATCTAGTTGAGAAGTAATAATCAATATTTTCATTAATGTCGCCAAATGTTAAAATATTGTTGTTTTGAGCTTTTGTTGTAACGGTCATTTCTGTGTTGTTAGGTAATGTGTAGTTCGGCCCACCCATTTGAACCACTCTAGCACGTAGCCACTTGTCTTTAACACCGTTAATTGTGTGTTCAACATATTGGATATATTTTTCACCGTTCTGACCGTTGTATGGGATACCTGAAAGGAATCCGGATTCACTTAACACAACTTCCCCATTAACATTAAGTGGTCCTAAGTCGTATTCAACAGTTTTACCGTTTATCGTTGCACTCTTGGTTGTGGTTGTAACAGCATTTGCTTCTTGTTTTTTCTTAAACGCGGCCTTTAATATTTTGTCAAATAATGGTCTATATGCCGCAACAAAACTATCCTTTATGTTTGGTAAATTATCGTTGGGTATTCTAGCGCCTTTAAAAGTTGTGTCAATTTGATTCGCTTTAATACTGTGAGAAACTTCGGTGATAAAATATGTACCTTCAAACATAGGTATATTATTTAAATAAAAATACATTGTTGGTTGTATCATAGCGTTACCCATAGAAGAAACCTCACATGTGTATGAATATGTTCTATACAAATCAAATAAATTAACATCTACTTGATATGTGTTAGAACCAGATTGTGACCTACCTAAATTTTCATACGCCAAGAATGTTTCTGATGTTGGTGTTTTAGAATCTTGACTTAACGAAACGTTTTTAAACATACTTTGTGCTTGATCCCCAAAATTAACCTCAAAACCCACAACCCTATTTGACTTACTAAAATCTGTATCCATAAACAGTTGTTGTGAAACTAATAATGGATTTTTATTAACATTACGAATATCGGCACCGTCATTCTTAAATTTGTTTTTTGGACTAACCTCACCCATTGATAAGTGTTTTGATGATGGTCCTATATATTGTAAAATCATTTTAGGAGATGATTCTTGATAGTCAACTTCTAAAAATGTTCCAAATAAATTTCTAGCAAGATTTTTGGATGGGGTAATTCTTTTCTTGTCAGAAAAGTTTGTACCATAAAAATTAACGTAGGCCGGTAATGGTCTAAAGTCAATATTATTACCTTGAATTAAAATTGAAATCATACCCAATAAACTTTTATTTGCATTTCTTGGGTCTGCCAATGGTTTTAATCTATCCAAACTCATGTATAGTTCGTTGCCAATATCCTTATTAGCTCTATCTAAGAATAAAAATTCTTCCAAAAGATTTCTTTGTCCTAATGAATTACCAGAAACCCATTTATCATTAAACGATTTAAAGAAATTGTAGGTTTCTAATTTAGTTGTCTTGTCGGTATTAAAACCTCTATAAACCGTTACTGGAGTCGTTGTGTCGATTGGTAATTTTCCAACCTTCAACATCAATCCATTAAAATATGTATCAAATCTTTTTTCTTGTGGGATTACTATATTCTCATTTAGATATGCTCTAAAGGTTGTTACAGTAGGGTTATATGATGGGTTATCCACTAAGTTCTTAGCTAAATACCCCGCATATATTCTAGCTAGTAATCTATGTGAATAGATGTTTTCCTCATTTAATTCAACATTGGTTGTGGCGAAATAATCTAAATAATGCCCGTCAATATCTTCACCAACATATAATTTAATTAAATTTAAATTATCTGAAGTAACCTGTGAAACATCAAAATCATTATCTGAATATGTTTTGACTAACCCAGCAGCACCGTATAATGTGTAATTATCAATTTGTTTTGCATTCCCAATTGTTAACTTAACTAGGTTTTCATTCTTTAAAATGTCGTCAGTTATATTTTTTAATACAACTATTTGTTCTTTTATTATCGAATTAAAATCAGTTGCTGTTACATTTGCTTTTTTTAATGTAACAATTTCCCTTAATAATTCTTGAAAATTACTGTGCTTGTAACTAGTTGTTGTTGTTTTACCGTCTGTGTTTAATTTTAATGTTGAGAACTCTAAAAACATGGCTTCAAAGTCATCTAACATTTTTGGGCTAAATGTTGCCATCAAATCAATTACCTTTCTTTTATTTCCTTTTAACGAATATTCATTAGTTGTAATTGTTTTAAATTTCTCACCATATGTTGGCATTGTCAACCCACTATAATTTGGATAATCTTCGTTTTCTGGGTCCCAAATTAATTTAAATGAATCTTGTTCAATTTGTTTGTAATCAGTTTCTAAATCCTTAAGTTGATTTCCACCAAAAGAAGGTAACACAGTATAGTTTGCATTACTTGATGAAAGTATTGAATTGTCCACCATAAATGATAATGTGATACCATTACTTTGATATGGTAATGATGTTAATTTTCTAACAGCTCCAGAACTATAAGCAGATGCAAAGTTTGTTTTCATTTCGGAACTATTCAAAACTAAATCCCCTGCTTTCTCATTTCCAGTGGTAGTGCCTGGTGAAAAATAAACATATCCGTTAACCACTTGATGAAAGATGTCTTGATATAATGGGTAAAAACCAACAGTTTCTACTGGGAAAGAACTTGTTGTTCCAGTTGTATAAATTGTTGATCCACTAACATATGTTGTATCACCACCATAATTAAACGTGGTACCTGACGTGTTATCAAAAAATTTACTAGATGTAATTGAATTTGTAACACCAGAAATTATATCAACACCTTCAGTTAAATATTTTTTATATCTATGGTAGATTGACCCCCATTTTAAAATTAAATGGTATGGTATAAAATGCGATGCGCCAACCTCTCTAAAAAGGTTAGACATTAATATTTTACTATTACCATTATACTCTATAATATCATCTAAATCCTTAAATGGTAATGAGTTTAATAAAAGATATGCTGAACCAGAGTATCTTCCTACGTTACCACCTTTAAAAAAGTCAGAATATATTTGGTTGTGGAAATATGGTGTATTTAATATGTTTCTAGTAGTTCCACTTAATTCAATTTTATTTATAAATAAATTATCTTTATACGTGTCATTAATCCACATTTTAGGTTCAATAGGTGAACTAATAAATGAATCATTTGAATTTATTGACAATATATCATTAAACTTAAAATCGTCACCATTTAGTGCTCTACCTAAGTAATTCTTATATGTTGTTGAACCAAACGGATATTCTTCAAATCGATATTCTTGAACCTCGTATTTTTTTATACTATTTTTTAAAGCGTCATATGAACCATCTGTATAATCAACTTTTCTAATTTTATCATATTCTTCAATTTTAAAATCTCTTTCAATTATCTCTTTTAAATAATCAACAGTTGCTATCTTGTCTTTGTAATAAGGGTGTCTTTCAAATGGAGAATAACTTGTTAAATATTTTTCATACCCAGCGGTTCCGGATAAAAGATATTCTT